AGTCTGTATTCGTAACTGAATGGATAATGGAAATTAGAGCTATTCCAGGACAAGAAGTAGCTATATGGAAAATTAAGGAATTCATATTATCTGCCAAACGATTAGGTTATCCTATTCACACAGTTAGTACTGACGGATTCCAATCTAGCAATCTAAGACAAGATCTTACACTGAAAGGTATTAAAACTGCCTTAATATCAGTTGATAGAACTAAAGATCCATATTATTACTTACGTAATTGTATGTTAGAAGCTAGAATGCATGCTCCAAATATTGAGAAATTAGTTAAAGAGATTAAAGAACTAGAAGAACATGATGATAAATTTGATCACCCTTCTATTGGTTCTAAGGACTTAACTGATGCATTATGCGGTAGTATATGGAGTTGCAGTCAAAATATAGCAAATTCAGGTACTATGATTGATGCTAAGACAATCACATCTACTCTTGATACATTTTTAACACACAATGGTGGATCTAGTGAATCAAGATTTGAAAAGATACTAACATCAAATTTATTTAAAGGTTAATATGTCAAAAATTACAAAAGCATTAAATGCTCAAAAAGCAATCTTAGCAGAATCTAAAGTCAAGAAATCATTGATGACTGAAGCTAAATCTCCTTATGATAAGGGTGGATTTTCAACTAGTGATCAAGGTATGTCAGGTTGTCCTACATTATGGAATACTGAATTTGATTCTTGTATTGTTTATTCAGAACCTGATAAGAGTTACCAAGTAAATTGGGGTATTGAAGGTAGTGATGAACCTAATTTTGAAGATTTCGAATCTGGTGAAGCTGCATTTAAATTTGCTAAGTCTAAAGGTATTAAATTTAAATCTGATGGTTTAAATTCCTTTATTGCTTACTTAAAAGATGAATTAAAAGTAACTAAATAGTTCCCTGAGTCGAAGAGGATTGGCCTCCCTGCTGATGCTGACACATCGGATAGACTCCCCTTATTCACCTTTGTCAGAAGGACATTATATGATTATTACAATTACACTGAATAGGATATTTTATGGATGATAAAACTCCTATTCAGGAGAATGTTAATTCAAAAGTAGATACAATAGCTAGCAAAGAATTAGTTTCTGCTATTAGTAACCTACAAGGATTTAGACACGCTGATCATTTTAGTAGCTTAGTTTCACACCTAACTACAGTATTATCTTCAACTATTCAATCTAGAGAAACTTATTTTAATGAGTTATCTAACTATAGACATACATGGTTAACAAATGGTATTTATGATATCATTCAGAATGATGTATTTGTTGATAGTGGTAATACAGACTTTATTAATATTAAAGTTGATAAATACCCTAAAGTTGAAGAAGAGATTAGAAAACTATTTGAGAGATTAAATATATCAAATGTTGTTATGTCCATATTCCATGACTTATTACATAATGGCACTTATTATGTAAGACCAGTAATTAAGCCTGGAAAAGGAATTGTTGATTTAGTAGATGATTTAGAGCCTAGAGCTGTAATTGGCATTATGGATAGTAAAAACAATCCATTAATGTACTTCTTATCTAATTCAATTAATAACAATGTTAAAAATACTGCTGATAATAGCAGTGTAAATGTTAATACTTATAATACCAAGACTAATTATGAGTATCTAAATATTAGTGAACTAATACAATTCTCTTTAGATTTGTCATTTAGTAAATTAAACTTGCCTGAAAAGGTTGGTAGACATTTAAAGACTAAAACACCTGATTACTATAAAAAGCTATTACCATCAACTGTTAAGATTAAAACATCTCAATCATTTGTATGGCCAGTAATCGATAAGCTAAAAGAGACTTTATTACTTGATAAATTGTCAGTATATAGAGATATAGGTTCAATATTAACACCAAATCTAGTGGGTATTCCAGTACCAGATGCTTATGACCCTACTCAGTTAATTGAGATTGTTAAGAAGTATGATGAATTACTTAATAGTAATAATATGAAATTAAGTAATACTCAAAATATTGAGTTAACAATGAGGGAATTATCAACTGTAAAAGTTGTTCCTATAGTAGGTGATAGATCTACCCCAGTTAGTCTTGATATAGGACGATCAGTACCTATATCATCTGCTGATGCACTGAATGATAGCCTATCAAGGTTATTAAATTCACTAGGTATTCCTAAAGAATTATTTGATGGTCAAACTGATAGCAAGTCTAATCTTAAAACTAATATTAGATATGCTAAAAAGATCAAGAGAATTCAAAAGAATATTTGCAGATCATTAACATTTTTATGTTTATTGCATATTAGTGAGAAGTTTCCTGGATTAAATGTTCTATCAAACGATATTGATATTCAATTAAGAAATAATACTAACGTTGATGAATTAGAAAATATGGAGTCTCAAGACTTAGTAGTTTCTTCTATCACTAGTATTAAAAATATGATTGTAGATCTTGAAGAGATAGCAATTGGTTCTTCATATGAAATTAATAAAGATGAATTTATTAATGCTATTCAAGGCAGCTTTGCTGCTCTTGGTTCTAAATACCATCATGTATTTAAGAAACGAGAAGAACCTACTAATAAGGCTTATACGAATAATCAAGAGATAGAACAAGAGACTGATGCTATTAATCAGTCTGAACAGTCATCTGATCAATCTAAATCTGAAACAGCTAATATTAGATTAACTGGGCAAGATAATAAAGAGGACGCTCAACAGAATCAACCACAAATTGATAAATCATAAATGAGGAAATATAATGTCATTACAAAGTTTTAAGAAAGTTATTGGCAATGGTAAGAAATTAGTGGCAGAATCTGCTGCAGTAACTAATGAGCTTACTAAAGAAATGATGAAAGATCCTACAGTTTTTACTATCCCTAGTGATGGTATTAACAAAGGTACTTTATTATTTAAATTACGATCAGCTGTAGGTCCATCAGTTGCAATTGATGATACAAACGGTGGATTTACAGTTACAACTACTAATCCAGTAGCTACACATAAGATCCTTAAGCAATTAGGTCTTGTTACTGATACTGATGGTGGTAATGCTGAAGACCTTCAATCTAATCCTGATGATATTGCCAGTCAAGGTAGTGACACAGGTACTATAGGTGAGTCTTGGACTAAACGAGTAGCCAATCGTTTTAAGAAGTATCTTAAATAAGGTATAAACTATGAAGAATTTCTCCGAATCTACTATTTGGGAAAGTAATCATTCTAATCAGTTTGAAATCTTAGAAGCTGCTTCCAGTGAAGTAGATGGAGAACATATTTTAGCTAAGGTAAGAGGTCCAGCATTCTTTCCTAATACTACTAGCAGAAATAAAGTATTTTATCCACTAGAAGCATGGGAAAATGCAATTGCTGATGAAGAATTAAAAACTAAGTTAGAAGATAGACTAGTTTTTGGCAGCATTGGTCATAATACTGATCTAACAGATGATGACGTAAGAGAAGGAAGACTTTCTCATATTGTTACTAATGTTTGGATTGGTGAAGATAATATAGGCTATGGCGAGTATTTAATATTAAATACACCTCCTGGAAGAATTCTCAATACATTATTTAGAGCAAGAAGTAAATTGAGAGTTTCTACTAAAGCCTCTGGATTCTTCGAAAATGGTCCAACTCCTGGAGTGAAATCTGTAATACCAGATAGCTTCACACTTGAAAGGATTGATTTTGTTATCGATCCAGGATACTTACAAGCAAGACCTGATCTTTTAGAATCCTTACAGCAGGATGAACCATTCATTAATCAATTATTAACAGGAAGTAATAACATGACAGATAAAGCAATTAGTATTCTAGAGTCTCGTGTTACAGAACTTACTCAAGAGAAGAAAATCTCTGAGTCTGTAGCAGCTGATTTACAAAAAGAATTACGTCAAATCTCAGAAGCACATGCAGTGCAAACTGCTCTACTAGACAATTATAAGCAATTAGGTAGTTATCCAGCTCTTCAAGAGTCATTGGCTGAATTATCTCAATACCACGCTATTGGTTCAGTACAAGAAGTTCATGAAGCATTAGAAGAAGGTGAAGAAGTACTCACTGATATGGCAAATACTATCAATGATCTTCAAACAACTATTACAGAAACACCTGATGAATATGAAGAATTAGGTGAACCTTCTGAAATCAAGCAAGCTCTTGATCAAGCTCTTGCTGTCGTAGATGAATTAGAACAGTATAAAGAATTAGGTACTGTTGAAGAGATCAATCAGTTAATCGACAATGCAACTGCTATGGCAGAAGCTCAAGAAGAAGCTGAATCACAAGCAGTTGCTGATACATACGGTGTACCAGTTGAAACTGTAACTGGTCTATTAGGTAAAGGTATGTCCTTAGAAGAAGTAAAATCTCTTTTAGATACTATCAAACCAGTAGCAGCAGTTGGTGAGTCAGATGATGACGAAGATGACGAAGATAAGCCAGAAGGTGAAGTATCTAGTGATGCTGCTGACGCAGTAACACCTCCACCTGCAGCTGATGCTCCAACTGATACACCACCAGCTGATGGCGGAGATCCAGATAAAGAAGATGAAGAAGAGAAGGAAGATATCCCTGAATCACGTTCTTCAGCAGCTTTACGTCGTATGCGTGGTGATAAACTACCTGTAGCTATTAAAGAATCAAGAAGTACAACTGTTAGTAGAGTAGCACGTTTAATGGCTGGTACTAAAAAGTAATACCATCTATAAACTATTTTAATTTATTAAGGAAATAAAAACATGTCAGTTAAAACTCTTGCTGAAATCAATGAAGCGTCTGTTGATGATCAAGCCAACGTATATGCAGATAAATATCAAGAACACTTTGATGTATATATGTCTCACTCTAGCAAAGCTAAAGTGCAAGAAGCAATGTCTCCATATGAATTAGTTGCATTAGGTCAACAATTAGACCAATTCTCTAGCTATGCACAATTCACTGAATCACAAGGTAACTTGGGTTCATTAGGTACTATCCCACAAGTAGCTTTAGATGTTATTACAGCATCTGTTGGTGCTTCTATTCTTCCATTGTTGGCATCTATCCAACCTATGTCTGAAGAGCACGGTATTGTTTACTACAAACAAATCAAAGCTCTGCAATCAGGTGGTGGTTATAATGCTGGTGGTGTTATCGCTAGTCCATTGTCTTTAGACAATCCTGGTAATGGTACTTTAGGTGGTGCTCGTAAACAAGCTACACTTGATACTACTGTTGATGCAGATACAACTTACAGTGGTAATATCACTACTGTTCCTTTACGTCCATACATGTTCGAAGTGAACGTTGCTGGTATTGGTAATGGTAAAGATGATGGTCAAGGTAAGATCTTAGGCTTCGGCTTCAGTGGTACTGTAGACTATGCAACTGGTGCATGGGCAATTAACTTTGCTGCTAATCCAGGTGCTGGTAAAGCAATCGTTGCAATCTTTGATATCGATGTTGATAGCCGTGAGTCTATTGATAAGATCCAAGGTAGCTTGCTAACTAAAGATATTCGTGCTGAAGTATGGGCATTGGGTGCTGATGTTGGTGCATTCGCTAACTACGCATTTAGTCAACGTTTCGGTCGTTCAGCTACAGATGAAGTAGCTGCTGACTTGACAACTGAGTTAACTCGTGTATTGAATACTAACGCAATTGTTAAATTGTTAGCTAATATTCCAGTAGGTGCTACTGATTCATGGAGCCCAACTGCTCCTGATGGCGTAAGCTATGCTGAACACAAATTGACTTTCATTGACGCTATTGCTAAGTCAGAAGCTCGTTTGCATGCTCAATCAGGTGCTTCTGTAGCTAACCGTTACATCGCTGGTAAATCAGCTGCTGCTGTATTACGTGGTATGCCTGACTTCCAAATTGCTCCAGATGCAGCTACCGTTGCAGTAGGTCTATATGGCTTCTACGATGGTGTACCTGTTATCCGTGCAACTGGCGTTGTAGGTGATAATGACTTGATCTTGTTATCTAACACAGGTAACTACTTCAATGCTCCATTGGCATATGCTCCATTCATGCCGCTCATGGTAACCAATACGGTTCAAAGTCCAAGCAATCCATTCCGTAGCACTACTGCTGCTGGAGTTTGGGCAGGCATGACGAGTCTTAACGGTAACCTAAGCACTAAATTAGTATTAGCTTAATAACTAGCAATAGTTAGGTAAGAGAAGTACTTCACTGCTATCTTTCATTAGATAGCAGTGGGATTACTTTTCGAAGTAATAAGGGATAGAGGACTAATTACCCTCGTTCAGTGCTGATACACTGAGTCCCTTCTCCATAATACCTTATCAGAGGTGAACAATGAATCATAAACGAATATACGATAGCATTATCAATAATGCTAGACGTAGAGGTATCCCAGAAGGATACTATGAAGTACATCATATATTACCCAGATGTTTAGGTGGTAGTGATGAGACTGACAATTTAGTTAGTCTTACAGCGCGTGAACATTTTATATGCCACGCTCTATTGTGTTATATCTACCCTAATAACATCAAGTTATTATATGCTTTTCATATGATGTTGCACTGCAAAGATAAGAATCAAGCTAGATATAAACCTAGTTTAACTTATGCTTATCTTAAAGAACAATATTCTATTAATCATGGAGCTAAAGCTTCTGAATGGATGAAAGGTAATAAGAATTCTGCTAATAGACCTATGACTGAAGCTAATATGAAAGCTCTTATAGGTAATAAAAGAGCTATTGGTGTTATTATTACTGAAGAACATAGAGAGTCTATTAGACAAGCTCAACTTGGTAATATTACTAATAAAGGTAGAGTACACAAGAAGTTCCCATGTCAATATTGTGGTAAGGAAACTTCTAAATCAGCATTAGGTACCTTTCATGGTCCAACTGCTGGACAATCTAATGCAAATTGCAGATCAATTTCACTCAAATCCAACACCAGTTGGTAAAATATAAGGAACAGATATGTCATTTAAACTTAAAAATATTACGGAAGCTACTCGCTTAGCAATTAATGGTCTATTACGTGATGGTTCTGTAATATCACTTGGTGCTGGTGATTCTAAGGATTTAGAAGTTAAAGAATTAGTACCAACCTATAAATCAGTGCTTGAAGTATTTAAGGGTAAGATATCTTTTGTAGAGGTACCAGCTGGTACTACAGCTGTTGAAGATAAAGCTAAAGCAGAGAAGGATAAGAAAGCAGCTGACGAACTTGCTGCTAAACAAGCTCAAGAAGCAGAGACTGCTAGATTAGCTAAAATAGCTGCTGACCAATTACTAGCTGATGAACAGAAAGCTGCTGCTATTGCAGCTCAAGAAGCAATTGATGCTGAAAATGAAAGATTAGCTAATCTAGCTAAAGAACAGAAGGCAGCTCAAGATGCTATTGAAGAAGCAGAATTAGCTGAGTTGATTAAAAAGGAAGAAGATGCTAAATCTCAATCTCAAGAATCAACTCCTGAAGAGAAATCAGTGGATCTTCAACCAGAGACTGATGCTAAAGGTAAGAAATAATCTAGGATAAGGAATTATGAATATTAAAGAAGCTATTAAATATACTGACTCTGTACGTAAGAGACAGTATAAAACTGGTAAGGTATCAGCTTTTGATTTCAAATTCCTACCTAGAGAAAAACAACTAATAGCAGGAGCTCAAGCTAGAGCTTCTGATGGTAGAAGAATTTATAAGACTACAATTATTTTTGAAGGTATAAATAGTTCTCCATTACAAGATTTAATTCATAAAATCCCTTATTCAGGTAAGGAAGGTGCTGGTGCTGAATTGTACTTAGTACAACCTACAGCTGATACTCGTATTCGTATGAGATGCCAATGTGATGATTACTATTTTATGTGGCAATATTGGAATAAAGGTAAGAAAGCATTAGTAGGTCCACATAAAACCTATGTTCCTGTATCACCTCCTAGTGGTAGACCTCCAGTTAATCCTGATGAGGCTCCTGGGATGTGTAAGCACTTATTAGCTATGACTAAAGAATTAATGAAAAATAATCTTATAGTTAGAGATAATACTGTCTGGAACTATTTAAACCAACCTACACGAGACTAATATGACAACTACTGCTAGTAAATTTATGTCTGCTATTAATGAAGCTGCTGGCAGACTTGTTAAGAAGATAGTAATTAGAGATGGTAAGAAAGTACTTATTAAGTACAGAGAATATTCAGTTCCTTGTAAGGATGGATACAAACGCGATCCAGAAACTGGAGCATGTGTTCGTATGACAGCTAAAGAACGAATGATGAGATCTAAGGCTGCTCAAAGATCAGCAAATAAATCATCTACTAAACGTAATAGAGCTATCTCTATGAAACGTAGAAGCTCACTAGTCAAATAAGGAACATCAATGGCAGTAACATACAATGAATTGGTAGATATTATTCTACTAGAATCGGGTCAATTCATTGCTGACCTTGATGCAACTTTATTAGATGAAGCAAAATTAACTATTATGATTAAGCGAGAATTAGGTTTATATTCTCGCTATAATCCTAGAATTATTAATCAAACTATGATTCTATTTAATGGTAAGACCTTCACTAAGGAAGCTGATGGATTTATTCCTAATGCATTAACTAGTATTAGAACTGACAAGTTTGATATCATGGGATATCAAATTACTCCTTATCCAGGAGCAGTACATAGCTTTTACTGGCGATATGAAAAACCTGTACTACATACAAGATACCCTGAAGGTTCTTATCAAGTAACAGGTATTACAGCACATGAATATGATGAAACTAATAAGCGTATTGATTCTATAGAGATTCATGACAAATTTATAACTATGCTTGTAGCTAGGTTCTTGATAACTGTTGGCAAGTCTAGAAGAGCATTTACTTTATCAGATATACTTATTAATGTTGATGCTGATTCGATGATTGCTGATGGTACAGAATTGTATAATACCACTGTTGAAGAAATTAAAATTAATAGTACATTTAACTTAGCTTTATTAGTATAGGTGACATTATGGAAATAAGTCCTAACTCTAAAAGCATGTATGAAAGAATAGAAGAAGTTAACAAGAGAGTTAACACAGCTATGCTTCCATCAATAGTTAATGTATTAGGTTATAGATGTCACTTACATAAATTTATACCTGATAATACATCAGACGTTTATGGGACATATTCTTCAGCAGAATTATCTGACACTCCTATCGATATTAAATTATTGATGCCTGG